GGTTCAGGTTATACATCAACACCAACAATAACTTTTAGTGGGCCTACTGGTACAGGTGGTCATACTACAGTTGCAACCGCAACTATAGATTCGACAAAATCGGTGAATGATTATGTTACTATTAATAATGCCGGTTCTGGTTATACTGACGGAACATATCCTCTAGTTTTCACTGGTGGTTCTGGAACAGGTGCGGCTGGTAACGTTTATATTGTTGGTGGCATTGTAAGACGTGTGGTGATAACAAATGGTGGGTCAGGATACTTAACAGTGCCAAGCTTATCATTCACCGGAGCAGGTACACCAACGGTATCTGCTGTATTCACTGCTGCTATTGGTTATCGCATCGCAACTGTTACGATATCTGATAATGGGTCAGGATACGTACCAACCGGAGGTCAAACTCTTAGTGGTTATGTAACAGCACATTATACACCTTAAATATGTAAAACTTTAAGGGTATAATATGCCATCCACATTAGCTAACACATATAGTGGTAGCAATATCTATTTCAATGAATATAATGTGTCATTTAGTAGTGAACCCATACCGGGTTCACCTATACTAATTGGTTATGATTATATTACACAAAATATCATTGCTGAATATAATGGGCAACAAATTGTAGTTGGTCAAGTTCCGGTATCATATTTTAGCACCGATGATTTTTTCCGTTTGGTTATAACATTAGAAGTTGATGGTACAAATAACAGCACTATCCCGTACACAGTAATTTTTGATTTTTCAGAAGATGGCACAGTATTGGGTGCGGTTGACAGGAATCCATTTATTACAGTTTTACCAAGACCAATATTAAGTTTAAATTTATCAGATATTCTATTTTTAGACAGTCATGACATGACAATATCATGGTCTTCTGATGCGATTGATCATGTTGAGATAGTTATTACTAACGCATTGAACGTAATAGTATATTCAGATTTTAATGCACCAGCAAGCGGAACATATACTTTTAATGGTTTAAGTATAAATGCATTTGCTGCCTTAAACCCATATACAGTTACTGTTACTGCATATAATGAACCATTGATTAGCACCAGTGAAAATCAATCATTTGATTTAATTGCGTCTGATATAAATATATCATCAAGTGTTGTAAATAACACTAATACAGTATTTGACGCTGGAATTGAAATTGATGTTTTGCCTGTTATATTAACTGCAAATTTAAATCAAATTGATAAAAGAACCGTAGAACTTGTTTATACAACCCAAGACGCAACTAGAGTTGATATATTAACATTTTTTGGGCAAGGGGGATTAAATCTATCTCCAAATGGATCATATCAATTCACAGGGTTACAATTAGGAATAGTTTATAGCGTCACTATAATAGCCGGTGATGATGAAGGTAATATCGACGTTAGGAACCTAATGTTTGAAATACAAACAGATGGGTTAAATAGTGATAAAGGAATTTTAGGATTAAAAAGAGGAAGTGACATGACATTTTCAGTATCCGCTGGTGTTTACACAAAAGAAACTGACCTTAGTGGTATAGCAGAACCGTTTGTAGGAACTAACGGTTGTTTTGCAGGCAAGTTCCGCTGGGGGCCATGCCTTGAGCGCATTCGTATAGCTAATGAAGAGACATTAGGAGTCTATTTTGGTACACCCGGTACTAATGCTGACAACGCTATTGACTTTTTCACCGCAGCTTCATACTTGTCGTACTCAAGCGCATTAGACGTTGTACGTTTGGCATCGTACAATGGTTCAACATATTTGAACAAAAATGCTACTGTTATTGTAAAATATAATGGTCTTATAGATGGCGGCGTAACCCTTACATCTACTGCCGAAAGTGCAATAACAATTTTGAATGATGATCATTTTACCAACTTATCAGATGGTGACTTGGCATCAAATACATTTATTGCACGTTATTCTGGTGAGCTTGGTAATAGTATTGGTGTTGGTTTCGTAACAAACTCAGCAACTATTGCCACTTCCGATGAATACAAATATGAAATTGATTTGATCGCAAAATATAATGATGACAACGTGAATAATGAATATGTCAATAAGGATTTATTCTATTTCTCACGTGATAAAAAAGTTTATTATGTTAGAGCAGCAGCAACAAAATCTGCCAGATCAATATTCGATCTTGGTGACTGGATGGTTATTAATGGTAATCGCTATCAGGTTAAGGGTATTACTTTAGGTAGTGCATATTCTGTCCAAAAAATCAATTTGACCAATGGTGGTTCAGGTTATACCGCAGCACCAACAGTATCTTTGACTGGCGCTGGGACAGGTGCTTCTGCAACAGCAGTTTTAGCAACTACTGGTTCAGTTAAAGCTATTGCAATTGATAATGCTGGTTCTGGTTACACTGCTTCTGCGACTGGTGCGTTAGTATTCTCTGGTGGAACGCCAACTACACCTGCGACTGGTACTATTACGACCGATGGTTCAGGTGTAATTACATCTATCAACATAACAAATGCTGGCGCTGGTTATAAAACTGCACCAACTGTTACATTCACAGGCATTGGTTCAGGTACTGGTGGTGCGTTAACTGCTACTTTAGGTTATGCTGTAGCGTCCGTTACGGTTACAAATGGTGGCTCTGGTTATAGTGCTGGTGCTACTGTTGCTTTCGTAGGTAATGGTACTGGTGCTGCCGCCGATGCTATCGTTGAAACTGTTGATATAATTGAAATAGATAAACTTTATTCTGGTACTGTTTCGACAGGTGATTATAAAGATTCTTCCGGTTTGTCAAACCCATCTATAACTGAGTTTAGTCGTTTGTGGAGATTCAGTAACGTTATTGGTTTGGCTCCTAGTGACGAGTCTATACACGTTGTTGTTTATGACGCATTGGGTCAAATTACTGGTACTGCTGGTTCACTTATTGAGAAGTTTACCAACTTGTCATTTAGCTCTACTGCTAAGAACTTGGATGGGACAAGTAATTATTGGTTAAACCGCATTAATACAAGTTCTGTTTATATCAGATTGGGTTCTGCATCTTTGGACGGTATCCCATTTTTGAAAGCCTCTACAGACACTGATGCGCAAGGTACAGATTGGGTTGCTAATAGTTTAGTATTAGTTGGTGGTGACGATTCATTTGACACTATGGGTATTGATGATGATATAACTGGATACGATTTGTTCAGAAACCCAGAAGAAACTGACGCACCAATTATAATTGGCAACTGGCGTTCTATTAAAGACGCAGCAGGTATTCCTAATGCTGTTTTAGCTAACTATTTGATTCAGAATATTGCAGAAGAACGTCGTGACTCTATGGTATTTTTCTCGTGTCGTCGTGAATCCGTTGTTAACAATCCACGCAATGAAGTCCGTGAAATACTAAAAGATGTTAATGAATTACCATCAACATCATATGCTGAATTAGATTCAGGTTGGAAATATATGTACGATAAGTACAATGACCGTTACTGGTGGATTCCTACTTCTGGTGATCATGCTGGATGTTATGCACGTACAGATCGTTTACGTGACCCTTGGTATTCTGCTGCTGGTGAACAGCGTGGTATATTGAACAATGTTGTCAAGTTGGCATTCAACCCGAATGAAACTCAACGTGACCAATTGTACTCTAACCGTGTAAACCCTGTTGTTACATTCCCCGGAATTGGCTCGATGATTTATGGTGACAAGACATTGTTAAACATTTCTTCAAGCTTTAACCGTATACCAACTAGAAGATTGTTCATCGTTATTGAAAAGACTCTTGCAAATGCTGCACGTTTTGCATTGTTCGAGTTCAATGATGCCTCTACACGTACACAAGTTTATGGTATCATCGACAAATACTTGCGTGGTGTTAAAGCTGGTCGTGGCGTTGAAGATTATGCAATCGACGTTTCTGAAAAGGTTAACACCCCAGAAGTTGTTGCATTGAATCAGTTCAAGGGTAGAATATACATCAAACCTAAGTATTCTATCAACTTCATTGAATTGAACTTCATTAATGTCGGGGCAACCTTGTCATTCGATGAAGCAATCGCAATTCTTAACAACGCTGTTTAATATCGTTTTAAACACACCAAAAAGGCGCTTAAAGCGCCTTTTTGTTTTATATGAGCAAAGGTATTGTCAAATGTTTAAAGCGCCTAGAAAAGCCTCCTATGAGGTTTTAATGATACTTTAAACATTGTTGCGTGACAACAGTTCTTCTTTAGTAACATAACCTCGAATGGGTATAGTTCCACCGTAAGGAATATCTTTACATTGAAGCATATCACCATTTGTATTCTTGATGAAATCACCAATTTTCTCAACATATGTCCCTTCTTTAAAACTAAAGAAGTCCATGCAAACTTTGACAACACCTTTTATAATTGGCGGTATTTTTTCAAATCCTTTCGAACTTTCATTAGGGTCTGCCAGTTCAACAATATCAGCCATATGATTGGCATATGCAATCAACAATTCACGAACCTGTTGACGTGACATACACTCGTTATAACAAATAAACTTACCGTCAACCTTTCTAATATCCAGTTGTCCAAAACCAATACCGTTTCCACCCCAATTGAAATAAATTGTGGTATCAATGACATCATCAATTTCGATTACAACTGGATTATCACCGTTCATATTTTCTTTAGTCATCATACGTCCCCTCTGCGTCTGTGTCAATGGAGTTATTAATAAGTTCTAAATGATTTTTACACCTAATTGTTTTTGGTGATGTTTGTTTAGAACTGTATGGATTATTTTTCAACATCCATAATACACAATCATCAACTGTAATGCCTTTAGGGTTATAAATCAAATCAATAGTTTTTTTGAATACAAATACTTCATCAATTGATGATAACCACAATGGATTGCTAAACTTTATGTTGATCAATTTTATTCTATAATCACTTCTAGAATCAACAACTCTCATCATTCCAGTAAAAAGATACATTTTATAATTTCTTCAACTTTTCAATTGGGATAAAAACAATTTCATATTTTTCGGGATGATTGAATGCATGGTATTTTGGATTGTATATGACAGTTCTGCGTGAAAGACATAACATATCTCCTTTCTTGAAAGGGGAGAAATCTTCAAGTAGTTCATATTCATACGGCATTTTATATGTGGTATTCATGTGGTTTCCTATGTTGTTTTGATAGTATAATTTTTTAAAATGGGTTTGTCAAACACCTTTACATACTGTTACAAATGTGATATATTAATCTCGCAGCAAATAACAAAAACAGTTTAAAATAAAAGGAAATTACTATGAACCTTGAAAACCCCCTTGAAAGAAACATATTCTTCTATACTGACGTAACCCAAGAAACTATTGGGGAGATTTCCGCAATAATAGTTGAAATCGAAAGTCACGATAAACGTCTAAAGAAACATGCTGCTGTATTTGGTTTAGATTACACCCCAGAACCAATTAAATTTTACATAAACACTCCGGGCGGTGATGCATATGCCTGTCTCGGACTCGTAGGAATAATGCGTAATTGCACCACACCAATCCATACCATTGCAACAGGTTGTGCTATGTCGGCTGGGTTTATTATGGCAATCAATGGCCACAAACGCTTTTGTTTTGAAAGTTCTTCTTACATGTGGCATGAAGCTGGTTACATGGCGTTGGGTAAGACAACTGAGCACGAAGAAAATATGGTTGAGTCTATTCGTTTACAAAAAATAATTGACAAGAATATCATTGAAAAAACCGGACTTAGTGCAAAAGACCTCAAAAAGATATACCGTTCTAAGCAAGATAAGTATATTTCTGCCGAGGAAGCTTTAAAATTAGGCATTGTAGACGAAATTCTTTAATTGTCTATTGCAATTTCCAGTTTTATGTTGTAACATTGTGTATATAATTTGTTACAACATAAATCAGGGATGTTAATGAATAGGATACTTTTAGAACAAACATATGTCATGCAACTAGGCATGTATATGGAACGCTTTCAGTGGATACCTACACTAAGAGTCGCAAAGTTTCGTTGCCCTATTTGTGGCGACTCGCAAAAAAGTAATTATAAAACTCGTGGTTATGTCTACATAAACCCACAAAAGAGAACTCACTTTAATTACAAATGTCATAATTGTGGATACAACAATACACTTTTATATTTTTTAAAAGAACATGTTCCATCATTATATTCTCCTTTGAAAAAAGAGATTATGGTGGAATATCTTTCGCATAAAAGTTTATATGCTGTTGAGAAAAAAGAGCAACAACCAAAAGAAATAAAAAATGTTATATCAAATGTCATGTTAGAATCATTAGATTTAATGACAGTAGATAAGTTACCAGACAAACATCCTGCAAAAATTTATTGTCTGAACCGTTTGATACCAAATGAAAAATTAAAAAGAATAATATACACAAAAAACTTTAAAGATTTTATTGAAAAAATTTATCCTGACAAATATCAAAGAATGCCTGCGGATGAAAGAATTATTTTCGAACTAAGAGATTTGGAAAATAATTTGGTTGGTGTGCAAGGCCGTGTTATTGAAGGAAAAAATAAGAAAAACCGTTTTTTAACCCTTAAATTTGATGATAGTGCTAATAAAATTTACGGGCTTGATAATATAAATAAAAAACTCCCTGTTATCGTCACAGAAGGAATCATAGATTCGCTGTTTATGGATAACGCATTAGCACTTACAGGCGGGGATGTAATCTCAAACTTGGATGAAATACTTGGTATACCAAAATCAAACATCTTTATCGCATTAGATAACGAACCTAGAAGCGAAGATACCGTACACCGTATGGATATGGCTATTAAAAATGGCTATATGGTACACTTCTGGACTTTTGATACTGCATACAAAGATATTAATGATATGGTTTTACATGGCAAAATATCAGCCGAGTATATTCAAAACGAAATATTAACCAAGAGTTTAACAGGTTTTAAAGCACGTGTTAAATTCAATTCATGGAAAAAAGTATAAGGAAATTTTATGCCAATAAAAATGAAAACAAAATCAGAAAGCTTTGTGGTACACTACCCAGAAGCTGTCAATTTTGCCGACGAACAAATTAAAATATTATGGACGCATGGTGAAATAAAAGTAGAAAAAGATATACACGATATCTTAACAAACTTCGATGAATCAGAAAAACACGCTGTTATAACCGCATTAAAATTATTCACATTATACGAATTGAAAGCTGGTGCTGATTACTGGTGTGGTCGTTACATGAAAACGTATCCACGTCCTGAATTGGAACGCATGGCCGCAACATTCGGTATGTTTGAATTAGCAATTCATAAACCATTTTATAACAAAATCAACGAAGCACTTCATTTGAATAATGATGAGTTTTATACATCATATGTCAACGATCCTACACTTAAAGCACGTATGGATTTTATTGATGGTGCTATTAATGATCCTGACGATCTTTACTCAACTGGTGTGTTCTCAATGGTTGAAGGGGCTATTTTGTATTCGTCTTTTGCTTTCTTGAAACACTTCCAATCGAAAGGTAAAAACAAAGCTCTTAATGTTGTTCGTGGCATTAACTTCTCAGTCCGTGATGAAAACATGCATTCCGAAGCTGGTTCATGGTCGTACAGAACTCAAAAGAAAGAAGAAAATCGTTCACCAGAAGAAATGTCAATGATTGAACAGCGTATCAAAGAGGCTGCCTTTATGATATTTGAGCATGAAGATCGCATCATCGACATGATGTGGGAAAAGGGTGATATTACAGGCATAACCAAAGAAGATTTGAAGATTTTCGTAAAGAGTCGTATTAACATTTGCTTAGGTAACTTGGAAATAGAGCCTATTTTTGAGTTTGCCCCAGAAGCAAATACCATAGAAACATGGTTCTATGACAGCATAAACAAGTTCGTGTTTAACGATTTCTTTAGTGGCATTGGTCGTGAATATGTGCGTGATTGGGATGAAGAAAGTTTTGTTTGGAAAACAGAAGAAGAATTTGAAAAGGAATTAGAAGGTAATTAAGTCATGGCTGACATTTATAAGAAATTAAGTGCTGAACGCAAAGAGTTACAAGAAAAAGGCGAAATCCCTATGTGGTACACAACTGCCGGTTGGCAGTTGTTCAAAGAAAAATATCAATATCAAAATCAAACAGTAAAAGAGACATTTTATCGCATTGCCAAACAAGCATCACAACATCTAGAACAATATAATTTGGATGTTGACGTTTGGACGGAAAAGTTTTTCCAATTGTTTTGGAAAGGTTGGTTATCACCATCCACTCCTGTATTGGCAAACATGGGAACCAATAAAGGCATGTCAGTGTCATGTTCAGGTGGTTATGTGGACGACAGTGTTTTGGGTTTTTATGATGCATACAAAGAAGCTGCAATCTTGACTAAAAACGGTTTTGGTACATCTGGCTATCTTGGTGATATTCGTCCCCGTGGGAGCAAAATTAGTGCTGGCGGAAAAGCAAGTGGTATTAAACCAGTTCTTAGACACTTTGTATATGACATGCAAACTATAACACAAGGCACCCAACGCCGTGGCGCTTATGCAGGTTATCTTGAAATTGATCACGGTGATTTTGAAGAAGTGTGTGATTTAATTCAACACGAACCCGATGATTTGAACGTTGGCTGGATTGTTACTGACAAGTTCATCAAAAAGCTTAACAAGGGAAATAAAGAAGCAGTTCGTCGCTACAAGAAAGCATTGAAGACTAAGATGGTTACAGGAAAAGGATATTTCTTCTTCCGTGATAAAGCTAATCGCATGTCTCCAAAAATGTATAAAGATTTGAACTTGGATATCAAGGCTTCTAATCTATGTGCTGAAATTATGCTACACTCTGACGTTGATCATACATTCACATGCGTTTTATCAAGCATGAATCTATTCTTGTATGATGAATGGAAAGATACTGATGCAGTCTTTGAAGCAACAGTATTCCTTGATTGTGTTGCAGAAGAATTTATACAAGCTGGTAAAAAAGTTCGTGGTATTGAAAACGCAATACGCTTTACTGAAAAGGGCCGTGCATTAGGTTTAGGTGCATGTGGTCTACATTCATATACACAAAAGAAAGGTTGGGCTTTTGAAGGATTTGAAACTCACATGTGGAACATTGAAGCTTTCACTTATCTTCAAAATGAATCCTACCGTGCTTCTAAGTGGATGGCAGAAGTAATGGGTGAACCAGAATGGTGTAAGGGTTACGGCATGCGTAATACACATACTATGGCAATTGCCCCTACTAAATCTACCGCATTGTTAATGGGTGGTGTTTCAGAAGGAATAAACCCTGACCCTGCTATGGTGTTTACTCAATCTACTGCTGGTGGTGAAGTTGATCGTATCAATCCAGTATTCCTTGAAGTTATGAAAGCAAAGGGGAAGTTTGATAAGAAAACTATCAAATCTATTGTTGAGAAGAATGGTTCCGTTCAACATCTTGAGTGGCTAACTGACGATGAAAAACTTACGTTTAGAACAGCGTTTGAAATTGATCAAAAGGCAGTCTTACGTTTGGCATCCACAAGATCGACCCGTATTGACCAAGGGCAATCTTTAAACTTGTTCTTCGCCGCAGATGAAGATGAAGAATATATCAGTGAAGTACATCAACAAGCATTCATGGATGAAAATATAAAATCTTTGTATTACATCTATACACTAGCTGGGGTTCAAGCGGCTAAAAACGAATGTCTCTCTTGCCAATGAACAAAAAAGGAGCATTAATGCTCCTTTTTTCATTGTAAATAGAACTATCTTAACAATTTAACACAAAATCATGTTTGACAGTCTGCATTTAACGTATATGTTAAAAAGTATATGTGAAGAAAGTGAAATAGAAGTTTTACCTGATACGGTAGAATTACAAAAAAACATTCTCTCCTTCAAAACAAACTTATCCGAGTTTAGAAACTCCATTCAAAAAAACGAAATAAAAAGTATATCATTTTTCTCTGTAGAACCTTTATTTGAATCAATATCATTCTCAATGGATAATGATTTTATTGTGCGTTGTGTTGTACAATAAAAAAGACGCCTTAGCGTCCTTTATATTTTGTATATTCACTTTCTAAACCAGAAGACATAACCAACTGTATATGTCCAACATTAGTATCGTCAAATGTTACTTTAGCCGATATGGTTTCGTCGGTAAAAAGAATCGGATAAATCAACTTATAATAATTCAATATTAAAGTTAAATTTTTACATAAAGCTCTTTCAGTTGACTTATCAGCATTCTCAAAAACAACTTTCAAACAAACTGACTCAACATCCCTAAAAAATCTTGAATATGACATATATTACTCCATAAATTATTGTTGTTCGTGTAAATTGAACAAACTTTCAGATATATGTAATAATTCATCATAATTATAAATGTCTTTTAACCACTTTTCTGGTATCCCTTCATACCCATAATAAGCACCCGCCAACTGACCAACAATGGCAGCCGTTGTGTCTGTATCATCACCTAAGTTGACTGCCGCCAATACAGCATCACGATAATTATCAGTATTAAAGAAACACCATAAAGCTGCTTCAAGTGACGCTATAACAAACCCAGAACCCTTAATTTGATCTACAGTCTTTGTTATGAATCCCTCTTTCAAGACATTAGTTGCAATACCTTGTAAAACATCATCCCCATTAATATAACTATAAATTTCTTTTAAAATGTAATTTTTGTCATGACCCAATAATGCCAATTTTATAACACCTGCAAATAGTTCGGCACATGTTAGACAAAATGGAGAAGCATGCGTTGTTGAACTCATCTTTACAGCATAATACCAAACATCTTCAATCTTCTTAAAATACATTGGGATTGGTGCCATTCTCATTATAGCGCCATTACCACTACTGTAATTACTTGTATTCCCCGAATATGGATTCTTCGTATATTCATATGAATCTAACGCACACGCTGTTGTCGTGCCAATATCAAAACATTTTCCGGTTGGACTTTTATAACCACAATTCATCCAATTGACATAACGATTCATTTGGTCAATTGGATCAAATCCATTCTTTTGTATTAAGCTTTCCGCCAAACACAATGCCATAATGGTATCATCAGTGTAATACCCTTTATTCAATTTGAATGGGCCACCACCTTTCATATCAGTTACAGGAGGAAAAGTATCACGATCCATAAATTCTACTTGCATACCAACAGCATCACCGATGGCTAACCCAAAAAAACAACCCAACCATCTACTCTTTTTTTCAATCATGATTATATTCCAAATGTAATTTTATACTTTTTTAAAATCTTATGTTCTGGGTCAAATATGTTAACGGCCTTCAATACATCTACAATAGTTAAACCAATATTAGCATTAACATGAACAAAATATTTCTTTTGTTCATCCAACATATCATCACTATCATCAAATATACAATATAGGTCAATATTATGTTCTTTGCAATATTGCTCTATGTCATAACCACGTGCTTTATAAGTATAGGGTGTTTTGTCAACAATGCGACTTGTATATTTGAATCCGTTATCTTTCATCAACTCACATATTTCTTCAATAGAATAATGCAGACGCCATGACGATGAAATAACAATCTTAGTCTCAGGAACGTATTCAAACAATAAATTCAAAATGCTCATCAAATACTTATCAAGAGTCAAATTATAAGCGTCTTCACCAGCTTTTCTTTGTTCCCAATCATCTTTTTTAGATAAAATCTCTGATTGTACCGAATTTAGCACACCATCAAAGTCCAAGAATAAAACACCACTCATACAGCCCCCAGAAGGCGTTTTAAGACGCCTTTCATATTAACCCAATACCAACGCACATAAAATTAATATAGCGCCTAAAAAAGCATTATAGCACATTTTAAAACATATGTCAAACTAAACGGTTCTCTTTAAATATGGTAAACGATGAGGATTGTATGAAATATTTCCAGAGACTACCAATAATAAAATATCCAATAAAATATAATTCTATCAATGAAGCCAATCAAGGTAAAGACCTTATAGAATATTCCACCACCGTTGATTTAAATGTTCGTTATTCTGTATTGTCTACTGTTTTAACAAACCCATTCGCAACATATGATTATGTTGTTGAAGATGGCGATACACCACATTCTATTGCGCATATGTATTACGGGAACCAATACTATTTCTGGCTAGTATTAATGTCAGCACAAATATTTGATTGGGCGCATGAATGGCCTATGAATAGCGATGAATTAGAAACATACATATACGAAAAATATAACATGACCTTTGAAGAATCATTAACAGAAATTCACCATTATGAAGATTCCGATGGGTATATTATTGATGAATTGACATGGTTTAACACACCAGTACCAAAATATGCCATAAGCGTTTATGACTACGAACATGAACAAAATGAACTAAAAAGAAACATAAAACTTATATCAAAAAATTATGTTGGCGAAATTGAAAATGAGTTTGACGCAATCATAAAATCAATTAACGATACTGTAGAAATAAACAAAGTATAAAGGATTACCATGCCATTACCAACACAAAGACATGCAGGGCAATATAAACTTAGCGAATTAACTTTAACAAATTTTAAAGGAAAAAAAGTTGATATAAAAGCTGCTCTCATAAAATTAGATATACAAACTGACCTTTTTAATAACTGTATGCACGGATCAATAGTAATACGTGACAAGGCTAATTTTATTCAAAACATACCGCTCATAGGGGAAGAAATACTTACACTAAAAATTAAAGCAGATGATGAATCTCCCGTGAAAACATTTACTTTTTATGTTTTCCAAAATGATAACGTTGAAGTTCAAGGTAAAGATACTTTCATTTATACATTATATTTCAGTTCTATTGAATTATTGACAAATAGAAGTATATCCGTTAGTGAAGGGTTTAAAAATATCAATACCACTAAACTTATAGAAAAAATGTTTGATCGAATCAGTACAAAGCAACTCAACACTGAAAACACATCAAACACCATTAACTATGTTGCTCCAAATATATCACCATTGGAAATTATAAACTATGTTTGTACCAGAAGTGTTTCAAATAAAAACCCAAACTCTGCCTGTTATGTTTTTTATGAAGACCTTAATGGGTTTAACTTCAAAACACTTGACTCTTTAATGATGGAAAAACCAAAGTTTACTTATGGGTTTCAACATAAATCAGAAGCAAACACAGATTTTAGTTTCGAATATTATGCCGTAAACAAATGGAAAGTTGAACAAAACTTTAATATATTGGATAACATTAATAAAGGAATGTATGGATCAACAACATATTCTCTTGATCCTTTCACCCGTGAATATAAAAAATATGTCTATAATTATTTCACAAACACCGATTACATGAAAACACATCACCTAGAGTCAACAAACCCAAAAAATAAATTACATACCTCTAATTTCTTATTCAAAAATGTTGCAGACAACTACAATAAGTTTGGTATGGTAGGCACACATCAACAAGGAAAATTAGAAAAGCTAGGTGTTAGGTATTCTCAAATAAATCAGTTGACAAATTCATACAAAATGATTATGGAAATACCCGGTAATAGCAACCTGTATGCAGGCGACGTAATAACAATTGATTATCTGAATTATTCATCAGATAAAGATAAAGAAAAAAAGGATTTATTTTTAAAAGGTAATTATATTATAATGGCAACTAGACACATTTTTACACAATCTGAGTATCAAACTGTTGTGGAAGCAGTAAAAGATTCATTCTACGATGATCATGAAAAATATGATCGTACTGGTATGGTGATATAATGGAACATATTCTAGTATATGCTTATTGCAGTGAATGTGAAAGAAACTTTATCAATTTTATTTCAGATAATGATAAAAAACTAACATGCCCATATTGCAAAACTTCAAGTAATTTTTTACCACCTGATAACAAAAAGGAAAACGAGGAATAACATGCAACTTAACTTCGCCGGTCAATCCGGATTATATTGGTTTATCGGTGTAGTAGAAGATAATCTCGATCCAGATAAATCAGGGAAAGTACGTGTACGTTGCTTTGGTATACACACTGAAGACCTATCAAAAATACCCACCGATTCTTTACCGTGGGCATTAGTTGGTGTTTCAACAAATTCTAGTTCAAGTGATATCGGTTCAATTGTTATAGGTTCAATCGTATATGGTAGATTCCTAGACGGCCAAGAAATGCAATTGCCATTAGTTGAAGGGCTAATACCCGGCCTACATTTGGACACTAACACATCATTAGGATTTAATAACTTCAAACCAAATGCCCCAAAAAAATTAACATATACAGGAAACCCATACTCTAGAGTTGATAACATCCCTGAACGTGTATACTACCCCGATGTTAACTCCGCTAAAGGCATAACTATATCTCAACCTAAAAACACACGTAAACCAAAATATCCATATAACATCGCATCTATGTCTGATTCAGGTCATGTCATCGAACGTGACGATACCCCCGGAAATGAACGTGTTTGTGTCCAGCATAAAAACGGCTCATACATTGAAATGATCCAAAATGGAGATGGTGTTATGAAAACAGTTAAAGACCTTTACAATCTTTGTGTTAATCATTATCAACATATAAAAAACATGAGAGCCGTTACTGTTGGAAATGGTGACAACCTAAAAATACTAAGTGGAGACAAAACCATCGAAATTGATTCCGGAAAATATGTCTTAACTGCCAAAGGTCAAAATGTTACAATTGATGGAGAATGCACATTAACAGTAAACGGAAACTGCACTTCAACTATAAATGGAAATAAAAATGAAACAGTAAACGGAAACTATAGCATAACTGTAACTGGAACGTATGCCGTTCAAGCTGGAACAACATCTTTAGTATCAAGTGGAGTTACTACTATAGATGGTGCTTCAATCTTACTAGGTTAAATATAATTTATTTTGTGATGAATATTATGAACTTCAAAAAACACTTATTATTTGCATTGTCGGAAGGAAAAATAGATGATGTTAATGACAAATATACAGAACTACCAGAAAACGAAAAACAAAATGTTCTAAAAGCTATACCACATGGAAATGCACAACATTATGATTGGGCACTAAAACATCATTCCCAATCACCTTTGGACTTAAATGATTTACATAACACATTAAAGACATTCAATGATAATAAAGACAAATTATCAAAGAAAAATATACATCATTATAAATCATTTAGTGATCTAAAACAAACAGTAAGCCAATTTAAACCAAAGCCAAAAGATCATACGGTAGTTTATGATTCCCCTACGTTGAGAATTACACAACACCACACACACCAATCCGCAATTGAAGGTGGGACACTTAAAAAAGAAAACCCACATTGTCAAGAGCTAAATGGGAAAGCAAAATGGTGTGTTTCCGCCGATTCGTCTACTGGCAAAACAAGATTCGATAGTTATACAAAAAATGGCTCAGCCCCCTTGTATACCATTGATGATAAAACAAACAAAAGAAAATATGCACTGGTTGCTGATAAGGCACAAGGAATAGATGCTGCCGAAATTAGAGATGAACATAATAATTATCCCCATTATAAAATGGAAAATGACGATTATGAGCGTCATATTAGTAAAAATCCTGATGATCATGAAATACATCATTTTATAAAAAAATATCCTGAATTAATGCATACCCCTTTGAAATCTTTCCTTTCAGGTGAAGATAGCAAAAAATACAAAGAAGTAAGGAATCGCATTTTGAGCGGTGAATATACTGATAAAGATGTTGATACAGTTTTTTCTGACCCACAACATGACACTGCACGTTATGCAATTGCAAGAGAAAATCCACAAGACATTAAACAACATCATATTGATAAATTTATGGAAAATGATTACAAAGCAGAAAGTTTAACAAGGGAAGAATTAACAAATCATCCACTTATGCATTCAGGTCATATTTCAACATTAATGAAATCAAAAGACACAAATACTATTTTAACCACATTAAAAAATGATAATATAAAACCAGAACATCTAATGCATGCGCTTGATATAGATCATTACAAAATACAAGTTACTGCAATAAAACATAAAAACGCAGACCAAGAAGTTTACAAAAAAGCTATTAGTTCAGTTAATTATATTCAAAGTCCTGTTGGTGTTAATGAACACATATCGAATCATATACCATTAGACAAAATGGATAATGACACACTAAATCATTATTTTAAAAGCCGTTCTACTAACACTGATAATAAAGTTCATATATTAAAAACTAATCCATCATTAACAACCGAAAATGTATATAACGCTTATAAACATGGTTTCAAACCACAAATAATTGCAGCATTACAACATCCAGCCGCTTCTAAGGAAATGTTGGAAAGAGCTAAAACTGTTGGTAGTGCTGAAATAAAACAAGTTGCAGAAGCAGAATACAATAAACGTTACCCAAATGAAAAAGGCTCTTAATGAGCCTTTTTCATTCTTGATCTAAAACTAATGGTTTTATAATTACAGGGTATCGTGAATCAATCAAAACCATATTTCCATGCGTAAACTCCAATAATACTGGATGAATAACACAGAACTTATGATTATAGGGTGAATGCGTATAACGCAACATACTAAAAACATCAACAAAACGTAAATCACCAAATGGGATTGCCAAATAAACATTCTTGACATTTCCAAATATTTCATTCATCCCAGCTTTTAAGTCATGCGCCTTGAAATAAGCATTCTTTGAAACATGATCAACGAAATGATCTAAGTCGCCATAACCTCTTTCACGTATTATTTTTTCTGCATCAATATTAAACATATATTTGCCAACATCATCTTCATAGTTAAACATGTCCATCACACAACTCCTTTCTTATTCTGATATATTCTTTCATCATTAAATGTTAACACCAATTGTTTTGCGAACTCTTTCATATAATGTTCAGGTTTGTTGTGATGATACCAAATATCTTTCTCAGTATAACTATTCTCCAATGTTTTTTCCCTACCCATAAAAATTGATTTTTTTAAGTTTGCCATCTTATAAGTGAAATGGTCAGTCTTATCAACAGGCTTAACTGTTTCAAAATTGAATATCACATTACAATTAAAACGTTTGATAACATCTAATTGATGGACTGTTCTTATGTCGGGAATAATAATGTAAAAATCATAAGTGGGACGTTTTTTGGCAACCTCTTGAAACTCAGTCAATTTTGCAGACATAACTTCATCCCACAAAATACCATCTCCTAACAAGTAAAGTTGTTCTGTGAGTGTGGACTTGTTGATGTTTAGTTTTTTGTTATGCGCTAATTCCGTAATGAAAGAAACTGTTTTTTCAATGGAATGTGAGAAGTTTTCAATGAAAACTTGAAGATATTTTCGATAATTTGGTGTTTTATAAAATTCTTTGTAGGTTTGGTCTAAAAAAGTTTGTAAATGTGCCGCCATACGACGATTTCTGTTCAAATCATTTCCAGTTATTCCAATAACATACAAAGTCATACTCTACTCCCAATATCATGTGTAAGTGTAACACAAAAAACAATTGATGTCTACTAGAGACATCTTATTTAATTTATGCTACACTTGATATGTATAATTAGAAAATTAAAGCTCGGAGAATGGATTGTCTTCACTGAAATCGACCAATGTAGACTCCTTTGTTTTCAAATACGAATTGTCATTCATGCTACTGTCATTAGCCACATCATTAATAACCCCAGCAATATTTCTCGAAACTACACCATTTGTTAAAGGTAATGTCGAAGACATTTGACCTTGGCTATTAGTTATGACAACCACATTATTCAATGAATTGTATGATATAACTTCGGCAGTAAACCCATTGGTTTGTGTTACCGTATCACCCATAGAGAAATTACCAACACCAACCGCCAATTGTATTTCAGTTGCCAAATAGTTAATATCGAAACCGTCAATTTCAGAATCACCTGTTTCAAACTTCTCACCATTGAACTTGAATACACGACATGAAATTTCCCATGAATAACGTTCACCTAATGTAGAAAAGTTTTCATTCTGATTCACATATGTAATTTCAAATACTCGCTGACGCTCATCAACAGCAAATGGTATGTAAATCAAATCTCCTTCACGTGGTATAACTATTTCTGGATTAGCCGCTGTTACAGTTTGTTCAAAACGTTTTCTTGCACAAGATAATGTTAACTCTTCTGATATTTGCAAACCAAACTTACTCAACATCTGGGAACCACCAAATCCGTCATAACTCTTGACATAAAACTCTAGCGTTATGGCTTGTTCAAAAGATGAATGGGTATCTTCACCATAAAATGAATCAAAGTTCATCAAAGAACGAGGAAGATATTTTAAATCTATGCCAGATATTTGTATCGTTTCAGCCGTCAAAGAATGTATTAAATCTTGTTCGGCTGCATACGCTGAATAGTTTGATATGAAATATGGATTGGTTGCCATAATTTACCTTTGTTGTTTCTGTGTTTCTAGTACAATTACACGGTTGGCAACGCCTTCAATAGAATCTCTTGCCTTCTTAACTTGATCGCCGTAATCATTGATCCACCACACAACAATACTCTGAAATATCGCAAACAAAAAAAGTCCAACATACATTCCACCATTAAACTTTTCAACAAATCCATTCTGTTTGTCAATTTCTTTGTTGGCTTTATCTAAATCAGTTTTTAATGTTTCAATTTCTTTTGTAGTGTCTTTCTTCAAATCATCTAACTCTTTGGCAAAGTTATTTTGAATAGATGATACTTGCGCATGTAAATTATTGTATTTCTCTTGCAAAACCAATAATGAACTCAAGTTTTGTGTTTGTTTGTCTAACACAGACTTTATTTCTTCTAATACTTGTGCTGTTGTATCAAGTCTAAAAAGTATTAACGGAATTTGGTTTTCCAAATTTTTTTCAGGCTCCATTACCAGTTCCCCAATAAGCAAAATTTCTTACCCATATTTAAAGGTTCTGGTAATTTCATTCAGGATTGTTTGTTTAACATCTCTAACATTAATGTTTCAAGTTTTTCTAAACGAGATTCTAATTCATTGATATGTTTCTGTTGCATTTTTTCCTTTTCACGCTTTTCAACAAAACGCTTGTATTCAGTAGTGGCTGTATTGATAACCGCACCTGTCTTGTGGTCACGAATTAATTCACTGTGTCCTTCAATATGTATTACAGCATCTGCCGGTATATTATTTTTCACAAACCAACCCCATAGATTTCTTTTCAATACACTCTAACACCGATATGTAAGTATCGGTATATTCAACCTTTTGTTGTTCAACAGGTTTTGATTGTATGTCTTTTAATTTCTTGCTCAATTGAACTTGATTGTTATATTGACTTATTTCTAATTGACTTATCTTATCTCTAAAATCATTCTGGAATTTATTGGAAGCCTCAATATCCTTGTTCATTTGTTGTATCTGTTCATTCGCTTGTGATAACTCTTTCGACAATTCGTGGTTCAAACGAAACTGCATCCACACAAACCCTAACAAAACAATCAATAACAAACCAGATAGTATTTGTAATCTTATATTACCCATATTACACCTTCTTGGTTAAACTATCAACCAAATGTTCCAAAAACGCCTTTTTCTTAATTGGGGTGTTTGCAGTAGTCATTGCAGAAGGTGTTATAGGAGGAACCAAATCCTTTATTTCAGCACTTTCTGTTTTTGCATTCTTGTCTGTATATTCCTTTTGCATTTTCTGCGTTATAGCTATCTTCACGGGAATGGAAGCAGTTGTTGTTGCTGCCATGCCATCCTCGCCTAAATTTGTTTTATTATCATTCGTATTCATTATATTATCCAACATAAAAACCAAGTGGTTCGTCAAAGTTATAAATGTAGTCTTGCTTAATCTGTGCAACTTCTTCAACCGCAGATTGATAGATTGCTTCGCCATTCAAAACAACACCACTAGGTAATGGAACATTCGCAAACTTGCGCAAATTATCTCCCCATTGACGTTTCACCATTGCAGCGGCCAATTCACGCAAGCGCCAATCACCCCATATTCCTGTATAAACACTAGGGTCTATAATAGCGTAGCATTCAACCATGATATATTCACCAACACCAAAGCGCACTGTCCAATCTGTATCAATAAACAGCTTGTGACTATGTATACGATAACGGAACGGCGAATCAGGATTAAACAAATAATTCATATCAGCCAAATATTGTTTGACAATAAAATAACTACTAGCACCACTTCCTGTCCCAGCCTGCGTCATTCCCAAAATGGCATCTGCTGTTATATGGTATTGCACATTGAACAACATACCAGATGATGACATAGGGCTTGCGCCATAAACATTCAATACAGAAAATATATTGTCTGGCATAGTAATATAACGATTATCAATATCAGTTTGCGTTAATTGATGAATGTAGAAAGTTCTTTCTTGAGCATCCAACGAATATTCTTGCCAATATTGCAATGCATCATCAATTGCATTGTCAATTTGTTGTGGGGCAATATTAATGGTTATTACAGGCGCACCACATCTTTCAAGACAATATTGTTTTAGTTCTTCACGATTGGATGGAATCATTCTTTATCCCCAAACATTTCAGTAAGCTTTTCTTCAAATATTCTTCTATATAACATCTTCATCTTACGTCTAGAAAAATATGGCCTATAACGATAATCGTACTTAGCCTTCCTACTTTCGCTTATAGGAGCCTCTAGAGACATATCTGAGGGGTTGATAGTATCTGTGTCCAAAGTAGGCTGGAAGGTGCCTTCTGGGCTGTTTATGAAGGGTTCTGTAGAGTTAGGTTGACCCGGTGTTGGATAGGTGAACCAAGTCCTTGCATTGTTCAGGACTTTGGCATTGTTATTTTGTTGATTGGTCACTTGACGTGCCAATAATTCTTCAAATCTGTTTTCCATTTTTATCCGCCTGCATGTAGATATACGATATTTATCCTATTATTTTATCAAATTAAATAAATTATCTAAAAGGAGTTGTATATGAATTTCTTGCAATATTTGGTTGAAAATTATGACCTTGATTATCATGCTTTGGAACATGCTTATAAAAAATCCGCAGATCATTATTTTGAACATGGAAGTTATGATGAAAAATTAAAAACAAATGTTTCAGATATGGAAAAGAAAGTCAATGATAAGTACATGGCAACACCTGCTCATGAATTAGATAAAACATTACAACACTTAGATGATGTGCATGAAGATTTGAAAAACAAATATCATGAATCTACAAATCAAACACACAAAAATATCTATGGTAGACTTTTAAATCATGCAAAAGGAATACGTTATAAATTGAGTTTGAAACAAAATCAAGAAAAAGTAGATTTGGCCCCAGAAACATATCATGGAAAACACGAAGCACCCGGTATAGAAGGTAATGCACCATTACATGACCTTACACATAATGGAATATACCCTAATGACATTTATACACACATGCACCAATATCGCTCAGGGGATGATAGTGATTTTGAATCCATGTCTGTTATTTCAAATGTAAAGAATAGACCAAATAGAATGGTGAAAATATATCGTGCGGTTCCTGACAATTTGACAGCAAAAGACCGTGCCCGGTAAAATAGCTAAAAAGATGAAATGGATGATGGATTATCATAAAATACCTTCGGATGCCAACCCAAAAGATTCATGGGATACCCATTATTCAAAATTGAAAGCCCAACATGATCATGAATTGGAAAATACACCAGAAGGTGAAAAACCAATTAAAATAAATCCGGGAGATTGGGTGTCTATCAGCAAACGTTATGCAATTGATCATGGAAAGGATAATTTAGGTGGAAATTACAAAATAATTTCAAAAACCGTTCCTGCAAAACATTTGCACACTGATGGAAATAGTTTTGCAGAATGGGGATACAATCCAGAAGAAAAATAAATTAGATAATTTCGAGGGGAAGAACATATTCTTCAAATAACGAATCATCTTCTACAGATTCATACACATGACCATTTGATCTTGCATATATGAATGATGGATATTGAAGTTGGAAATCATCGGGTACTTGATACCCGATGTGCCTTAGATTATCAATAACCAAGTCTGCATAACATTGTGTGCCGCAATAAACTTTAATATTTTTCATTTGATTTCACAATCCTTAACTTAAAAGCAATTACGTTGGGAGAACACATTGGTTGTACACCACAAATACTATGTGAAATTAAACTAGGATGTATTCTCTTTAATTCTGGAAAATAATTTTCATTGGTGATATATTCAAGTTTATTTTCTAACAGTTGCAGAAGGGATTCTAATGTTTCACAATAGGTGATACAATCATAAAACTTTTCT